GCTCCGCGAATCGCTGGAGCACGCGCAACGGATCAATGCGATGCAGCAGGTGCAGTGATGGCAGAAGAAACCAAAGCTAAAGCGTCGGTGTTGCTTACCGGCATCGATGAACTGTCGCCCAAACTCGGCGCTTTGCGAGTCAAGGTCGAGAGCTTCAAGAACAACCTCGAACAGGCCGGCCTCGGCAAACTGGACATCAGTGGTCTGTTCAAGGGCGGCAGCGTGATCACGCCGTTTGTGGACGGGATCAAATCGGCCGCAGCGTTTCAGGGCAAATTGACTGAAGTCAGCGACACGGCAAAAACCGTCGACTTGCCCGCCACACCGAAAGTCGCTGCGCAAAACATGAACGTGTTCAGTGCGTCGATGGAAAAGGTTTCCGCAGCCGTGGACGCGGCACTGGTGCCGGCAGTGGGGGCGTTGGTGGTCGGGCTGGAACCAATGCTGACCCAGGTCAGCAGTCTGCTCGCCGACAACCCGAAACTGGTCGAAGGCCTAGCGGCGGGGGCGATTGCCTTCTCGGCGATGCAAACCGCCGTCACCGGCATGACCCAAGTGATGGACGTGATGAGCATGGTGCTCAAGACCAACCCGATCATGCTGATCGCCATGGGCATCGCGGTGGCGGCCGGTCTGATTTATGCCAACTGGACGCCGATCAGTGCTTTCTTCAAAGGCATGTGGGAGGGCGTGAAAAACATCGGTGCGAGTGCGATGGCGACGTTGCGCTCGATCCTCGATTGGCGACCGCTGGATGCACTGGCGGCGCTGTGGTTACCGGTCGCGGGGTTCTTCTCGGGCATCTGGGACAAGGTAAAAACCGTCACCGCCCCGGTGATCGACTTCTTCAAATCGGTGTTCTCCTGGACGCCCGCCGGCATGATCCTGGAAAACTGGACGCCGCTGACCGGGCTGTTTTCGGCGATCTGGGAATTGCTCAAGGCCTTGAGTGTGCCGGTGATGGCGTTTCTTAAAGGTCTGTTCGACTGGACACCGTTGGGGATGATCATCAACAACTGGGGGGCGATCACCGGGTTCTTTGCCTCGATTTGGACGGCGCTGCAACCGGCGGCACAAGCCATCAAGGATTTCTTCGGCACGTTGTTCGACTATTCCCCGCTGGGGATGATTGTCAACAACTGGGGCGCCATCGTGACCTTCTTCGAACCGATCTGGACCGCGTTGCAAACGTCGGCGCAGCAGATCAAAAGTTTTTTCCAGAGCTTGTTCGAATGGTCGCCGCTGGAACAGATCGCCATGTACTGGCAACCGATCAGCGAAGTGTTTTCGGCGCTGTGGGGCGTGGTGCAAGCGTTGGCCGCGCCGGTGCTGGAGTTTCTGCACACCATGTTCGAATGGACCCCGTTGGGGCAGATCATCAAGAACTGGGGGCCGATCACCGAGTGGTTCGGCGAGTTGTGGCAAAAGCTGCAAACCGTGATCGCGCCGATCAAGGAGCTGTTCGACGGCGGCTTTGCCGGACTGATCGCCAAGGTTACCGGCAAGGTTGAAACGTTCACCGAAGCGCAACGCCAGACCAATGCCGAAGGCCAAGGAGAGCTGGCGCCGGCGTTCTTCGGGGCAAGTCCTCAAACATCGGCCAACGGTGCGCTGCAGGGTGGTTCGTTACCGCAAAGTTCTGGCGCCCTGATCCAGCAAAGCGCGGCCAACAACCGTACGCAACTCGAAGGCGGCCTGACCGTGCGCTTCGAAAATGCGCCGGCCGGGCTGCGCACCGATCAACCGCAAACCAATCAACCGGGCCTGGCGCTGTCTTCGCGCATCGGCTATCGCTCGCTGTCGATGGGAGGTTCCAATGAACTGGCGTGACCGCTTGTTGCCGGCATCCTTTCGTGGTGTCGGCTTCTGGATCGATCAGGCGAAAACCCCGGTCGGTCGCAAAGGTCAGTTGCATGAATATCCGCAGCGTGACCTGCCGTTTTTCGAAGATCTCGGTCAGCAGGCCAAGACCCACGACGTCACTGCATTCATCATCGGCGCCGATTGCCTGGAGCAGCGTGACAAGCTGCTCAAGGCATTGGAGGCGGGCAGTGGTGAACTGGTGCATCCGTGGCTCGGACGCCTGCAAGTCAAGGTCGGCGAATGCGACATGACCCACACCCGCCAGGACGGCGGGTTGGTGACCTTTACCCTGAAGTTCTATCCAGACCAACCGTTGCCGTTTCCGACCGCTACCGTCAGCACACAGAAAGTGTTGCTGGCCAAGGCTGACACGCTGTTGGGTTCGGCGGTGGCACGCTTCGAGCAGGCGATGACGTTGATCAAGGCTGCGCGGATCGGCATCGCCAATCTGCGCAACAGCCTCACCGGGGTTTATGAGGTGATCAAAGAACAGCTCAAGCCGCTGATCGAGCAGTACCGGCAGATCACCGAACTGGTCAAGGCAGTGAAAGAGTTGCCCAAGGAAGTGGCGGCTGAGTTCAAAGGTTTGCTCGGCGATATCAAAGAGCTCAAGGCATTCGCGAAGGAGGGCTACCGTGGCGTGATTGCCGACGTCTCCCAACAACTCGAAGCCATCCGCAAGGCGGATGCACCGAAGATCACCACCGGCAAGGACACCAACGCCGCGGCGCAGGCCATGGCCGATCTGGTGCAGGACACGATGCTGGTCAAAGTGGCGCAGTGGGTGGCGTCGATGCCAGTGGCGACCCCCGCGGTGAAACTGTCGTCGACACCTTCGGTGGCACATCAGGCGGATCAACCCGTGACCCGTCCGGAAGTACCGGTGACCGACGAAATGAAAGCGCTGCAGAAGGCGGTCGGGGTGGCCATTGATCCAATGCTGGACAAGGCCGATCCCAAGCACCACCAGGCAATCAACGATGTCAAGGAAGCGCTGCTGGCGCATCTCAAGGCAGTGGCGTCATCCGGTGTGCGACAGGTCACTAAATCGTTCCAGGAAAGCCTGCCGGCGCTGGTTGTGGCCTACAAGCAATTTGCCGATGCCACACGAGTGACTCAAGTGACTCAGAGCAACGCGATGAACCATCCGGGCTTTTCACCCAACGACGTGAAAGTGTCCAGGGAGTGAGCCATGAGCGAGATGGATAACCGCGTCACGTTGACCGTCAACAACATGGAATACGGCGGCTGGAAAAGCGTGGAAATCACCGCTGATCTGGAGCGCCAGTTCCGCACTTTCAAACTTGACATCACCTGGCAGTGGCCGGGGCAGACGGTGGACCAGCGGATCAAGCCGGGTGACCCCTGCGAAGTGAAAATCGGCCAGGACCTGGTGCTCACCGGCTATGTTTTCAAGGCGCCGATCCGCTATGACGGACGCCAGATCAGCCTGACCATCGAGGGCAGTTCCAAGACCCAGGATCTGGTCGATTGCGCCGCCAGGAACACGCCGAACCAGTGGCAGGAACAACCGCTGCTGAGCATCGTTCAGGCGCTGGCGATGGAGTACGGGCTGATGGTGGTCAATGAAATTCCCGAGACCGCGCGGCTGACCAAACACACGATTGTGCCGGGAGAGACGGTGTTTCAGTCGATCGACCGTTTGCTCTCGCTGCTGCGGGTGTTTTCCACCGATGACGAGCAGGGCCGGCTGGTGCTGGCCAAGCCGGGCAGCGGTGGGCGGGCCAGTGATGCGCTGGAGCTGGGCAAGAATATTTTGTCCGCCAGCGCGTCGATGGATTACAGCCAGGTGTTCTCCGAATACCGGGTGATCGGCCAGCAAAAAGGTTCGGACAAGAAGAGCGGGGCGGCAGTCAGCGAGGTTGAATCCAGCGCGACCGATCTGAGCTTCAAACGTCGACGCACCACGATCATCAACGAGGGCACCGCGCTGACGTTCGAACTGGCCCAGCAACGCGCCCAGTGGGAAAGCGCCACCCGTATGGGGCGGGCGCAGACCACCACGTATCAGGTGCAGGGCTGGCGCCAGGCCAACGGTGATCTTTGGCGGCACAACACGCTGGTCAAAGTCACGGATCCGGTGCTTGGGTTTGATGGCGACATGCTGATTTCCAAGGTCACTTATTCGCTGTCGGCGCAAGGCTCGGTGACCACCCTGCAAATGGCCCCGCCGCACACCTTCGATGCCAATCCCAGCCCTCCTAAAACAACCTCATAGGCCCGGAAAAGATCGCAGCCTTCGGCAGCTCCTACAGGTGTACGCCGATCTTATGTAGGAGCTGCCGAAGGCTGCGATCTTTTGACCTCGGCCCGTTTCTTACAGGAACCAAGCATGAGCCTACTGACACGCCTGCTGGCGCGCGGCACTGTCGTGCTCGCCAATTCGGCATCCAAGCTGCAATCGCTGCAAATGCGCCTCACCGCCGGTGAAGTGAACGACGACATGGAACATTTCGAACCCTACGGCTTCACCAGCCATCCGCTGGCCGGCGCCGAGGGCGTCGTCACCTTCATCGGCGGTGACCGATCCCATGCCATCGCCCTGGTCATCGCCGACCGCCGCTATCGCCTGCAAGCGCTGGCCGCTGGTGAAGTGGCGATCTACACCGACGAGGGCGACAAGATTCATTTCAAGCGCGGGCGGATCATCGATATCGAAACCGCCACGCTGAACATCCGCGCCAGCAGCGCGGTGAACTTCGATACGCCAGTGATCAATCAGACCGGCAAGATCGTCTCCAGCGGCGATCAGCTCGCCGGTGGCATCAGCCAGATCAACCACGTGCATGTCGGCGTACAGGCCGGCAACGGCCAGACCGGCGCGCCGGCAGGAGGCAAGTGATGCTGATCAGCCCAAACCTCCACGCCGCGCTGACCCGCGCCGTGCTCATCAGCCTGTTCACCTGGCGCCGCGCCGCCGATGACGACGCCCTCGACGACGACGAACGTTTCGGCTGGTGGGGCGACACGTTTCCCACCGTTGCCGACGACCGCATCGGCTCGCGGCTGTGGCTGTTGCGCCGGGTCAAGCTGACCCGACAAACGCAGATGGACGCCGAGTTCTATGCCCGCGAAGCCTTGCAATGGCTGATCGACGACGGCCACTGCAGCGCCATCGACATCATCA